TTACCCATCGTGGACTGCTGCGTATTGATCGCACTGTTGTCCGCGTTCTGCTGCGCCTGCGCGGCATTCTGTGCGCCGTAGACACCGGCCGCGCCTTGTATCAGGCCGGGAACTGCGCCGCCGATTGTTTGAGCGAGAGTCGAATCTGTACTAGGTGCGACGTAATTTGCGGAACCAAGTGCATTGTTATTAGACGGCGCTAACGCCATGCCGCTCGATACTGTCGCGCCGTTGATGTTGCCGTACGTTTGCGGATTAACTGCTGCCATATTGCCACTGTTCCCTTGTTGCGGACCGCCGCCACCACCGAGCGCGCCGCCTAGATAGTTCGATAATTGTGATGCGCCAAAACCAGCGATGGCGCCTGTGAGCGCGCCTCCGCCGAACGCGCTATTCGCGCCGCTCGCCAGCCCCGAGATCCCACCAGACAGTGCGCCAGTAGAAATATTTCCGCCCGAAAGAGCTGATCCTAAAGCGCCCGTGCCGGCTTTCACCAAGCCACTAGATAGTGTGGAATTTAATCCTGTGGCATCGCTGACTGCCCCAGTCAATCCATTAGAGGCGGCGCCACCGACCGCGCCCATCGCAGCGCCCTTACCTACGCTACCTAAGGTAAGAGGCGCGCCGGTAAGCGCATCTCTAAGTCCAGCTCCCGCCGCTCCAGCTGCGGCGCCGCCAGCGACGGCCCCGCCAAAACCGCCGCCCGCCGCTGCCGCCACGCCTGATCCGATACCTGCGGTGGCGACACCGAGACTAAGCGCGAGAGCGGCGTTACCAACAATATTGGACAGATAGTCGTCGTGTGAAAATATCTGATTGGAGTAGTTGCTATTGATCGCCGCGTCTATTTTCGATTGCAGCGCGGGTGATATGGCGTTGGTTTGTGCCAGATGATTGTACTGATCTAACGTCAAGCCAAACTTAGCCAACAGCGCCGACTCATCGTCGTTATAATTCTTCGCTGCTTGCGGAGATAGCACCCCGTAATTGTTGTTTTGATTCTTTGAACCGGCTGGAGCCTGCCCCATAGGCGTTCCGCCATACTGGTTCGGGGTATCATAAGTCATGGTCTAGTGTTGCCCAGCAACGCCTTTAATTTTCTCAATAGTGCGCGTGATATGACCCATTCCCAACATACCCGCGAGCGTGCTCTGCAATAGCGGATCGTTCGGAATCGGAAACGGTGTTGGATGACCCAGCAATGTGGTCAACCATGTGAACGTCGGACCGATAATGGCAGACATCGCCAAGCCGGTGCCGCAAATCCAGCCGATGTATGGACGCCACCCAGCAACCCACCACGAAGTTGAAGCCGCTTCAACTTTGTTGATGTCGGTCTGCGCCGTGGTGACGGACTGCAGCTGCGCCATTTCTTCCTGCAGCTGGCCCGCGGCGAGCATGGACTGCAGCTGCGCGGTAGCGGCCGCAGCTGCGGCTTTGTCCGGGACAACTTTCAAAATGATGTCGCTAATCGGCTTCAGGATGCCGGCAATACCGTCGGTTATAAGACTCATGTTGGATACTCACCTGTTAGAAAATAATTCGCGATGCGCGTGGCGCGGCCAGGTTTATCGAAGCCGTGCGGCTGCACCTCTTTTGCCCACAGGCTGGCGAGTAAGTGATCGTGCACCCCCTGCCAGTCCTTTGCCTCGATCAGCTTGATCGTCGGCCCCCACATCTCGAACTTGTGCGCCATGTTGAACGCCAGCTCTGTAAGCGCGTTCTTGCGGCAATCCGTGTCGCATGATGTGAATTCCGGCCAGCTAGATGCGAGCCGCATGGCGTTCATGATGTCGGTACTGAACCAGCGGTCGCTGGTCGACTGGACTACCGTAAAGCCTTCCCACGACCGTCCCGAAGCCGGGCGTGGCAGCAGGTGCCCACGGCCGGCGGTCCAGTTACCTTCAGTGTCAAGGTACGCTACGAGAGAATCGTTCTCTGCGGCGTCGAGATCTACCGCGAGGCGCCGATCAATTGACGGATCGAGAACTGTTTCATTCGTGATTGCCATGTTGCGTTTTCCTCACCTGAGATTGAATGTCGTGTACGGTGTCTTTGATGTCATCCACAGACTGCTTCATCGCGGAGTTCTGCTGCTGGATGATGGACAGCTGATCATCGTGCTTTGCGACGTGCGCTTCAGTTTGCGCGTTCGCGTTCCTAAGATCAGTGATCTGCTGATCGACAATGCCGCCGTGGTGCACGGTCGTATATATGCTGCCGGCTGTGGTAAGCACCACAGCGGCGGCAGCCCAAGCAGATTCCATCGTCCACTTCAACATAGACATCTCATCTCACTTCGGGGATAATCCACCAAACGGCACGCCGGGTTGCGGTTGTTGCCGGGGTGCGTGCTGCTGCACGTACTGATATGCTTCCACCCACGCGATAGCTTCCATGCCATCCGATTTAACGCGCCGCAAAAACTCCAGCAGGTTGCTGGCGATGTGCGGCGGGATCGCTGCCTGTATGGTAGGGTTCACGCGCACTTCTGCGTGCGGGTGATCTTTCAACGCGTCAGCTATGTGCTGCGCTAATTCTGTGTCGTTTGTCATGTCTCACCTCATACAATGCCGACCCAAGCGCCGGCAGATTTCACATAGATTCTTTGATTCGCTGTTCCAGGAGTGTCAGTCCTGAAATAAAAATCGCCGTTGTTGCCGTTGGCGTTCGAGGGAGCGCCCGAACCCTGATAAATCGCCCCTGCCTGAGATGCCCCCGCTGGAGTAGCCAAACCTATGGTCGCGTACGGACTTGCGATGTTGCCCGTCACCTTGATGCCGTTCGCCCCGATAGCATTGCGAACATCCGCACCTTTCAACGAGTTGTTGATTAGCTTACGGAACCACGTCGCATCCCATTCCACTGGTATCGAGAGAATGTTCGCGCCGTTGATGCCTGGCTTAGTTGGTAGTGCGGTTACCACTTACAAGGCTCGACCATCGCGGTCACTGAAACTGTGAAGGTGGGTGATGCGTCCGTCACTCGAAATTGCATCACCAAGCTATAATACTGTCCGACGTTCCACCAGATCGCGCGGTTCGATGTATCTCCCGGCACGCCGAGCGTCTGCGAGTCATCGCCCGAAACATCAAACGTCTCACCCCAATTGTCAGAGAGCAGTAGATCTATGCGTGGCGCAACGGACGGCGTCGGCCCCTGGCCTGCCGTCACCACTGCCTCAACACGACGTACGATCTGGCGGTTGTTCGCCTTGTAGAGCGGCTGCGTCGTAAAGGCGCACACGACCGGCGCGTTCACGTTTCCAAATTCATTCTGGACGGTGTCGTCCAGGAAACCGATGGTGCCGCTCTCTGAGTCGCCGACCAGCTGCTTACCGAACGCGTTCAGATAGCTTAAGCCCCGGTACTGCACCTCTTGGCCGTTGAGCACCGACACCAAATCGAACCACTGCTGCGTCACGCAGTCGTATACGAGCGTGCGCTCAGCGAGCGGTATCGTCAAAATGTAGAACGGGTGTCCGTTCCAGGTCGGGCCGCCGGCAGGGGACGACAGCGCGTACATACCGGGCAGCAGCCCGAACTTGTTCGCGTTCGATAGTACCGCTTCCACGTCGGCCGTCGAAATGCGCACCGGGGTCTGGCCGCTGCGACGCCGCACCGTCAGATCGTTGGCGACCCACATCACCGAGTTGTCCTGCAGTGCGATGCTGAAGGGGCACTGCGGGTGCACGCCGTACGGCATGTAGGTGTCAGACGCGGCGCTGAACGGCGTGCCGGTCGGGTTGCCGGTGTTCACGAAACCTTCCGAGGATCGCGAACCGAACATCAAGATCTCGCGGTGGTCCACACACATCCCATAGAACGGGTCGGTGCCGAACTGCCGATTGAACGATGCGGCGGTGGTGAAGGTTATCTGCGCATTGCCAGACACCTGCCGACCGTCGTCGTTGAAAAACGTGAACGAACCGTTACCGCCATTGTTGTTCGCGAGGAACACAATGAAGGTATCGACGTACCATACGTCGATGGCGCCGCCGAGCGCCAGAAAGAACGCGCTGGTAAGTTGCTGCAATCCGCCACCGCCAGCGAACGGCGTATACGTGAAGCAGGTGTCCGTGCCCGGTACCAGAATCACTAGGCACGCCTGGTTGTCCGTCATCCGCACGAACCCGTTACCGATAATAGCGCCAGTGGATCCCGGCACGAGAGTGAACGTACCGAAACTGTTGACCGTAAAAAGATCGAACCCAACCACGGCATACACGGTGCCGGCCATCTCCCACATGCCGCGCAGCGGGTTAGTCAGACCGCTCGGCGTGAATGGCGTTAGTCCCGGCCAACGTCGTAGGGATGCCGGCTGCTGATCTTCGCTATCGTCTGGCTGTGTCTGCTGCGCCGGCTCCGGGTAGCAGCCGATCAGTCGCTTCGAGCCGGCGCGAAGATCGGCCAGTTGATACGAAGCGAGCGGCAGCGGTATCGATTCAAGTTGCGCCTGGCCCATCAGTTCACAACCAGTTCGGGCCGCCGAAGGGCCCGCCCTGCGGGCGCGAGAGTTCTCCGAGATCGCTTTCAGTGTACTTCAGGTAGCGCTTCGTCAAACGACGCATCGCTTGAAAAATCAATGCCGCCAAATCGAAACCATTCAACGGGTCCGGCGACGGCGGAATCGTCACACCGTAGTGCACGGAAAGCCATCCAGCCAGGATCCATTTGACATCGCCGATGTCTTCGTCTTTGAGAGGTGCGGT